TTCTGATTTAGTTGTAGAATAAGCCGGACCCCCTGTATCGCCTCCAGCAGCTATGACTGCTGTTTGAGTTCCTCCAACTAAAGCAGCTGGATTATAACTTCCAGTGTTCATATTATTACTAGCAGCCCATGCTGCAGCGGTTATTGTGTTTGTTGATCTGTTATATTCTTCTGCTGCAGTTGTGTGATTTGGTGCTCCCGGAGAAGTTAAACCACCAGCAACATATACATTTCCAACCGCAAAAGTTCCACCAGAAGAGTTTCCATATCCATAATATCTACTAGTTCCCATGTTTGCATTGGTAGACCAAGATGTCCCGTCATAAAATTCTGATTTGTTAGTAGCTGCTGGACCAGGAACCAATCCTCCATAAACTAAACCTGCAGTTTGAGTTCCACCACCAGAACCTCTTCTTCTAGATTGATTCATACTTGCACCAATAGTCCAAGATGTTCCGTCATAAAATTCTGTTTCTGTAGTAGCAAAAGGAGTACCAGGAGGTGCAGCTCCGCCCATACCAATTGCTGCAGTTTGAGTTCCTAAACCAGTACGATCCTCTAAAGCTGTGTTAGTGGCATTTCCTGATGTCCAAGAAGATCCACCAAATTCTTCAGTAGAAGTTCTTCCAGGAGAACCACCAGCAAGTAAACCTGCTGTTGTCGTTCCCGCATTAATAGCTGCGTATTTTGATTCTGATAAATCACCTGTTTCTGAAAAACTGCTTCCATCATAAAGTTCTGTTTTAATCATGTTAGGAGCTGAAGGAGAAAAACCTCCAGCAAAAACAGATGCTGTTTCTGTTCCAAAGGAATTACCTGCGAAAAATCTTCCTGTAGTTATGTTATTTGTCGCTCTCCATCCACTACCATCATACTCTTCTGCAGTAACCATTGCAGCTGGTCCTGAAGAGGGTGGTCTTCCTGAAGCTACAATCCCACCGCCTTTATTTCCTGCTGCTCCGTGTCCATATCTGCTGGTACCCATTGAAGTAGTACTTGACCATGCTTCAACAAGACCTAATGCTCTAAGACTTCCAGTGGCTGAGTTATACCACATTTGTCCTGTTTCTACATTACTTGGATCAGATGATACTTTCGTAATCTTCTGTCCCACTATTTCTTTATAGCTTGACACTAATTAATCTCCTTAATTATTCTTTAACAGCCAGCCTTGTGTACTATCTGTAAAGACTAATGTGTTTGCTGCTCTTTCTGTAGCAACGGTTAAATCTGATGTTGCCCCATTTATCTTTTGAGAATTTCTTCCAATAGTTAAATTATTTGTATCAAATGTTCCTGCGTAATCAACAAATGAAACTTCATCACCGATTGATGGGGACGAAGGTAGTGTTAATGTAAACCCTCCACCTGTTGTATTACAAAAATATCCTTCACCTGCTGCTGCAGTAAAGCCAGTTGTTTTAACTGCTTGCCATGAAGTTCCACCTGAAACTTCACCCCAAGATAAAACTCCACCTGTTGTAGATTTTAAAACGTAATCATTACCAGCTGCTACTCCTGCTGGCCATGTAATTGTATATGATGTTGTAGTGGCTGCTGCTTGTTGTGCAATGTATTCTCCACCAGTTGAATCTTGTAATCTAAGATCTCCTTGAGCACCAATATTAAGATTTGATCCATCCCAAACTAAATTAGCTGATCCACCAAAAGATCCAGAATTATTAAATTGAACTTGTGTATTTGATCCACCAGGAGGTGATGCAAGAGAAACTTCTTTTATGTCTGGATTAGTTCCATCGTTTGCAGTTGCAATTATTAATTTGTCTCCTTTATCAGTTGCTGTAAAAGTAGAGCTAGATCCTGAACCAGTTGCATATTTAAATTGTACTGTATAAGCACCAGAAGTTGAGTTTCTTAAAAAATAAAAAGTTTCAATATCATTTGGAATTGTTACTATTTGGTTTCCAGTAATAGTCCCTGTAAACTCAATCATTCTAAATTGAGCAGTTCCTGTAGTATTACCATCAACAACAGTTAAAGCTGTTGTTTGTGCCCCACCTGCAATAGATTTTGTAGAATAACCACCAATGATTTGTTCTAAAATGTTTAAATTTGTATTAGTTTTTGTACCCCAAGTACCAGCATTTTCGCCGGTTACCATAAGTTCTACGCCAAGAGGTGTGTAAGTAGATGCCATTGTTAAAATCTCCTAGTTTATTGTTTTATATTGTTTATTTAGTTTTAAGTCAAACATAATTATGGTGTCTTAATTGTGTATCCTGTTGTGTTTTTTGGCGTTTTAATTGAGTATCCACCAGAAGACGTTTTAGGGGTTTTTGTAGTATATCCCGTGCTGGTTTTAGGACTCAGTTTTCCATAATATCTTAATATTAATTTATCACCATTAACACTACTTAAAGCACTTAACCCTGTTGGAGTGAAAGTTATGTTTCCAGTAATCGCAACTCCTCCAACGCTGGTAGTAGCTGATTGACCAGATAATGTTTGAACAGTATTAGGTGAAGCCGTAACTGTTCCTAATGCTGTTGTTGCTGATACTCCTGTTATGTCATGTACTGGATCTGATGTAATAGTAAATGATCCAACAGAAGAAGTAGCTGACAATCCAGATAGACCCATTACATCAGATGGCGCTAAAGAACCCACAGCACTTGTAGCTGATAGTCCTGAAAGACCTACTGAATGATCATCTTCTGTTAGTAAACCTTCCGAAGCTGTAAGTGATAATCCTGAAAGAGTAATTGTAGCGTTAGTAGAAACAGATGCAAAAGAATTTACAGAAGCTGTTGCACTTAAACCAGTTAAACCTACGACGTCTGCTGGTGTAACAGTTCCTAAAGAAGAAGTTAAACTTAAACCTGATATATTAAACACTGCTGATTCAACAGTGCCCCAACCATTTTCACCCCAATTTAAAGTACCCCAACCAGGTTTGATTTCTGTTGTTAACTCACCAATAGCGGTTGTTGCAGATAATCCTGTAAGTTCAATAATAGGTGTCTCACCCCATGCTTGATAACCCCAAGTTCTACGTCCCCATCCAGTTTCAACTACATTTGTATCTCCCCAATCAGCTTGACCCCAATAAGAACGACCCCAACCATCGGTGTTAGCTTCTCCACCCATTCCACCGTGATTAGTACAATAATAATATAAAGTTGATGGTGCACCTGCAGCCACTTCAATTTGTGTATAAGCTCCAGAATTTCCAGGTATACCTGATGCAGTAACTCCTGTTGTATATTGAGTACCACCAGCTGCGTCAGCTGCTGTAGCAAATCTTAATGGATGACTACCGTTTGAAGAATCTGATTGGTCAAACTTATAAGTAAGGCCTGCACCAATCATTATAGTGTCTTGTTGAACACCATCTATAACGTATTTATTTCCCGAACCGGTGCTGACCACCGTAACTGTAAATGTCTTTGCTATTGACATAAGGACTTTCTCCTTATGCTATCTGAATGATTGCGTTTCCTGCTGTTTGAGCTGGGAATTGAATTGTAAAAGTCCCACTCGTTACAGTTTTATCTGAACCAAAGTTAATTGCGCAAACTGCTCTGTTTGTTGTGAACCCTGTAATTGAAGTTGTATTATAAATTAAACAACCTCTTGCTGTAAAAGAAGCTGATGATCCCCAAGTTGTGTCATTAAATTTTACACACGCCGTGTCACCAGATAAAGTAGGATCAGCGCTAGCTACTAAAGTATTTCCTCCACCTGTATAACCAGAAGAAGTTGTTGTTACTTCGTATGTGTTTGTTGGATCAGCTGTTGCATCTGCAGGTGCAGTGTAAGCTGTAGTTGATTTACTTAATGTTGCTGAGTTACTAGAATATAATGCTATTTTAAATGTATTACCTGTAGGTGCTCCACTTGAATCATTAAAATTGTGTCCACCTTGTAAGATTTCTGTTTTAAAACTGTTACATATTGCCGATGTTATTGCCATAAAAATCTCCTAATTACTGAGGCGCTGACTCGATTGGAATACGTATAGTACCATCCGTGTAATCGTCTCGTCTTCTTCTTCCAAGTTGCATTGCTGCAAACTTTTGTAGTTCAGTTTTATACTTCTGTTCGTATAATGTCAACATATCAGTTGGACCTTTTAAAAACCCATAAGCCTCACATAGACATGCATATAATAAGCCTTGAGGAAAATAATTACTTATATAAGTTCCCCCAGTATTGGTTTCTAAACCTGTTGGCATTGCATTATAATGGATAATATATTTATAATTTTGATCTGGTGTAGGGGCTACATAAATTGCTCCTGACGTAGCTGTGCTAGTTCCAGTAGTAGCACCGCCAAACATAGAATAATATTTAGGAAGTCCTGTTGTATCTTGACCTGCTGAACCTCCTTCAGTACCTGTTAATTCTCCAACATATTCAGATATAAAAGTTTGATCGCGTCTTTCTAACCATACTCCTTCACCTGTAGTAGCGCTGGTTGAATCATAAACTTGAATACCTCTAACAAACAATAAACCAGCAGGCATTGTAATTGAATTAAAATCTGTAGCAAATTGTGCTTCTGCTTGAATCCTGTCAGAATCCATAGGGCAATCTAAATTAATTCTATGTTCTGCATTACGAAGAAAACCATTAATAACAGCAGCTGTAAACACATTACTATCTACTTCTGTATAATTTCTAATATCTGTTGTTAGATCTGAATAACTATATGCCATAATTAACCTCTATCATTTATCGGTCCAATTGTACACTGAAAACCGCCTCCTGTTGCCGTGCTAGATGCGTTTGAAACAAGGGGCACGGTTAATGAATTATATTTTGTTTCTGTTTGAGTTGGTTGTGGACCAACAACTATGGTTGTAGATACGGCTGTAGCTAAATAAGATCCAAATACTTTAGCACCGCTATCATGACTTCTTGCTGTTGTAGGAGTTAATGTTTCACCTCTGTACGGCGCAGATGTTCCACGTGTACAACCAGTCAAATTATTACCAGCTTTACCTGTATATTGAATTACTTCATTTAAAAATTTTCCATAATTTGCTGTGTTAGGTGTATTGTCAAATTTTTCTATCATAATAAAACCAGCAGTTGGAAATTCAGTAGCGTCTGTTAAAGTTATTGTAGCAACAGAATCATTTATATTTCCATTTAATGTTGTTTCTAATTCTAGTGTTGACACAGCAACACCACCTACAGGAACTTTTACTTCTCTAAATCTTACATAAGTTGTTCCAGCGTTAAAACCATTATTAGGAAAAGACACACTTAATGTCCCTGACGCTGCTGTTGTTGTAAATGGATCGTTTGGTAAAATATCTTCTACAGGAAATTCTGTTCTTGCAGGTCTTGCATGTTGTAAACCTTGTGGGTCTGCTCCTACAGGATGTGGTTGTAATTGTGGTTGTTTAGGTTCAAACTCAGAAATGTGTACCCAAGCCCCAGTCCACTCTTTAACCATTTCATTGTATGGAAATGCTGCACCTGATCTATCTGATATTGCTAGTGCTCTTCTTCCTTTTGAAAATCGTGCCATTATACATTTGGATAATAGGTTTTCGGTGTAATATACGTACTTGCCGCTGATCCATCCTCCGATAGTGCTCTTGCTAATTCATCTTCATAAAGCAATTTCATTTCTTGCACTCTTTGTGGTGCAAACTTCATTGCTAAATAATAAGATAAACCTGATACCATACAAGGGACAAATCTAAATGGTGTGTCACTTGCATTTGTATATGCTCCTGCATCTTGAATTCTTCTCACATAATAGACATTAAGAAAATTACTTGCTGCTGTTGCATTTGGTAATGGATAAATAGTTATTGTAACTTTATCTATAAATCTTTGAACCCAGAATTGCGAAGGAGTTCCTTTTGATGCTTTGTTTGCAGTTGCTGAATATGCATCTCTTGCAACTTTTGTTAAACCAATATCTGATTGATTTGTAGTATTATAATTTTGTCGGTAAGTAACATTTAAAATATCTGAAATACCATAAACATTTGCTGTTGGCACAGTTGTAGCTTGTGGTGGTTCTCCTCCTCCAGGAACATCGCTTGAGTTTCTGTAAAAAGTATAAACACCAGAACCTTCTGCTGTAGCATCAATATTGGTAGTAGATCCTTCAACTAAATTTATATTAGTATTTCCTACTTCCCAAAAATGTATTCCTCTGTTACCCCATTCTTGAAAAAGAATATTTAATGATCTTCTTGCAGTTTTAATTTGATGACCTGCAGTCCCAACCAAACCTATTCTCTCGTATGCATCAGCAATTATTTCATCAATAGAAAAATTCTGATCAAAAGAGTAAGACGAGGATGTTGTATTCGCCATTAGTTACTCCTTAAAACGTACCGGCTACGTAACAAAAATCACAGTTAGTCAAAACAACATAACAACCAGTGTCAGCATAAATACCAATTCCTGGTAATTTAAACTCTTGAACCGCATTAGCAGCTGAACCAAATTTACCATGAAAAATTAATTTTTTTGCAGTCGCGCTAGAACCAATTTCATTATAAATTTTTATTTCAGCGTCTGTGTTACTAGACATTCCATAAACAGTCATAATCTGAGCTTTAGTAATATTTATTGCAGCACCAGAACTTGTGTTTAATTTTTGTAACTGTCCACTCGTAGTTAAAACTATGCTTTGTTTTACCTTTGAAATAGATGACATATTTTATTCTCCTTAAACGGTGCTCCCGAAGGAGCACCAAATTATTTAATTATTACGCAAGATTATTATTTTGTATATAATCTACAGTAATAAAACCTCTACCAGCTGAACCAGCAGACATATCAACATAAATTGATACATCACTTGTTCCGATATCAGCCCAAGTATCTGCATCTGTAATAGTTCCAGCTGAACCAAATTTAATAACATTAGCTGCTGTACCTAAAGCTAATGCTGAAAATAGTTCATTAGAACCAGTAGTTGTGCCAACACTTAAGTTTTGAGAAGCACCATCACAAGCAGTCGTAATGTAAATAGTGATCTCTGTTATTTGTGAGTTAGCTGGAATTATAATCCCAGTACTCGCTGCTGTAGTGGATTGTATAAAAGCTGCACTTTGAGACATTTTTACAAATCCCAAGTTTGCGCTAGCTCCTTGTCTTATCGATCCCGCTTTAATTGGTCCCGAAAATGTAGTTGTTGCCATAGTATTAATCCTCCTAGTTTCCGAACGTAATCTCTAGGCCGTCGACTATACTCGTTTACGTTCTAATTATTAATTGTATAGTAATAAAACTATATACTACATTTTAGTAGAGCGCAAGGTAGCCTGTAATGTGAATTGAATTTAT